AAAAAATTGTTAAGATGTCTCCTTTTGTCCCCAATGGTTTTGTTACGGATGTTATTCAATCGGCTGCAGCGTCAGTCACTGGAAAACTAGAACCCGTCGTAAAATTTTGGGAATGGAAGTGGTGGCAGGAAATCATAGGGGATTTGTATTCTAATATTTTTTCATATATAATTTCACTTTTTTCTACCTCTAATGGTAAAATTTCTTTAGTTTTTATTACCTCCGTTTTAATAGCTATTATTTTTGGAAAACTTTTTACTATTTTAAATAATTTTTTATTCAATTCAACGAAGAAATTTGAAGACAAAGTTAATAGTTTTTTACCTTCCGATTCGCCTTATAAATATCAGTTCGTCAAGGGTCATTACAATCGGAGCGGAGATTTTGTTCCAGAAGTCAATATATATCATTTGTTCAATAAACCCAAACATTCCTCAATAGAATTTGTCAGTAAAGCTGTGAAGCCTATGGTTCTACAAACTTCTCATGGAGAAGTTCGTGGAACTTGTATGCTTTCCGGCCACTGCGTTGTTTTTCCCTCACATTTCACTGTGGATGAAGACGCAATAGTCACCGTTTTTAATGATGATGAAAATAAACATGTTATAATAGACCATGCGTTTGTTAAGCGTGTTTATAATAATCTAAAAGACGACTTATGTGTTTTCGCTCTGAATGAAAATTTCCCTACTCCTTTTAAAAACTTATCTCACTTTTTAAAACCTGACACAATTCTGGATCGTCGTGCTGGTGATCTGCATTTGATTGGTCCGGGAAAAGCAATTTCCATTCCCAGTATTCAAGCTCATGATAAGTCCGTTACCACTGTTTATTTTTCAAATCATATGGAAAAATATTTTTTGAATAAAGACAAAGAAGTTTATTATCAACTACATGGTAAAGGATTGTGCGGCACTGTTCTTTTTGAACCCACCGTTGGAATTAAAGGAATGCACGTTGCCGGCCACAATGAAACTGGAATTGGAGCATCCATGGTATGGAGTAATGATACTATCAAAGACCTTAAGACAATTTTGGGAAATGATAACAAAAATACTCTAGCCTGGGATATGAGTCCAAAGATTCTAGAAGAAAAGAGCGTTATTAAACTTGATTTTAACCCTCACACTTCAGTTCCAAAAAACACCAATTTTTCTCCTTCCCCCCTTTTTGAAATTTATCCAATTGATCGAGAGCCTGCCAATTTGCAAGTCTTCGGTCCTCACACTGTGAAAGATGTTGCTAAAAAATCTTTTCAACCCTGCCAATCATTGTCCTCTGAAGAAATTCAATTTGCAAAGAAAATGTTGTCCACTTACTTCACTGATTTTTCAGACCTTCCTGAAAATGAAGTTGTTTCTGGTAACGAATTCTTGGCTGGAATGAACAAAGATTCCAGTAATGGTTATCATTGTGAGAAATTGAAGTCTTCATATTTCGATTTTGCGAGATCTAGTTATACTGAATTGATGCGAAGCGAAATTTCCCAAATGGAAATAAACCTCCAAAATGGAACGCCAGACTATCAGAAGTTAATTTGGTGTGAAACTTTGAAGGATGAAATACGTAACGAAGAGAAGCAAGGAGTACCAAGAAGTTTTCGAATTTCCACAGTTCATGTTCAAGTACTAACCAAGAAGTATTTTGGTAAAATGGTTGAACATATTCTGAAAAATCGTAAGCATAACCAAATCATGATTGGAGTCAATCCATATCTAGAGTGGGGTGAAATTTACGATTCTATCAAGAATTTGAATGTTTTTGCAGGAGATTTTGGTAAATTTGATGGGAAAATGCTTTCAGTAGTTCAACAATTGGTTGTTGAAGTACTTTTACAATTCTATAAAGGACAGCGACCAAAATGCGCAGCTCAAATACTTCACACTTTAATCAATACAATTGTAGCAATAATGGATGACACTTTTTTAACTACACACTCACTCCCCTCTGGCAGTTTTCTAACCGCTATTTTTAATAGTTTTGTAAATCGAGTCTATACTTTTGTTTGGTATTATCGCGCGTGTAAAAGAGCTAATGTTACTCCGAGTTTTTCTCACTTCCATAACAATATCGTTGATTATGTTTATGGAGATGACAAATTAGTTGGAGTTTCAAATGCTATGAGTACGCAATGTAACGCTATATCTATGAAGGATTTTTGTGATTCAATTGGGTTAGATTACACAGATTCAAAGAAGAATCCTGTAACGAAGCCTTTTGATGATTTAGAGTCCGTAACATTTTTGAAGCGTAGCTTTAGATACCACCCTTTGTTGCAAAAAATTATGTGTCCTTTGGAATTCAGAACTTTGTGTAATGGGCTTTCTTGGGTAGATAATACAAAAGATTGCCACACTGTCATGCAAGATAAAGTGCATTCTTTTCAAAGAGAATTGTATTTACATCCTGAATGGCACACAATGTTTATGGATTTCAAAAGTCGCATAAAAAATTTTCCTTTTTTTAATTTCGTAGAATTGAGTGAAAGCTATTTGTACCAGCTGTATTCAAATGTTGAGGATATGGAGTATATCCACAGCTTGAATAAAGGTACCAAAGCTTACTCTTAATTTTGTTTGTTTTTATTTTATTTTTAATTTTCTAAATAATATTCCGTTCTAATTGCTTTTTATATTTATTTATTTGTTTTTAATGCAAGCGAGGATTATTTGGAGACAATTCCAAAACAAATGTTCGATATTGTCCTGTTTAGTCTATTTGGGACATCGTAAAATTAGACTACATCAATTTTTTCTTATAATAATCAAGAATACCCCGTCATTGTGGGTGATAATAGCAATGAATCTGGCATTTCTGATGTGGGGGTCGTAGCACAGAATTTTTACTCTTCCGTGCGTACGCGTTCCATCATAGAGCCGCCAATTTTGTATGAAACTTTTCCACAAATCAATTCAGTTGATAAAAGTCTATCAATGGACTTTTCTCGCATTTTAAATAAACCTTATTTTATAGAAAATTTAACTTGGGATACAACACAGAATCCCTTTTCTTCAATAGGCCGTCTCCAAATACCCGGCAGATTGTTCAACAACGCTTTGGCTCGCATTCCTTTTGAGTCAACCACTTTATATAGAGCGAAGATAACTTTATTGCTCCAAGTCGCTGGAACCCCCATGCATAGTGGTATGTTAATAGCATCAGCTTTGCCTGTTGGTTCTGTATCTGGAATAGTCATAAATGAAGATTTAGAGCCATTGAGTATGGGAACTTATATGAGTGCTCCACACGTTTTTCTTTCTGCGAATGAATCTACTAGTGTAGCACTGGAAGTTCCTTTTTATTCGAATTCTAAGTTGGAGAAAACTGACTTGACTGGTGACACATTCAATCCCAATTTCTTCGGTGTTAACTACGCGGAAGTAGAACTAACCGTGTTGAACAAATTACAACCTCCTACTAGTGGTTCGAGTGCTTTAACTGTATCGGTATATGCTATGTTCACACATATGGAGTTTTATGCTCCACATACCGATGTAACTTTCGTACCCGTACCATTTGAAGCAGAAGGTTTAGTTGAAGAAATATCATCTGCTGCCACCAAATCGATAAATGGAATTTTTTCCATAGCCAAGAGTTTCACTGGTGATGTTTTTGATGCATTGCGTGGTGGGATTCGGGCTCTAACAGGCCTACATTCTCCAAATAATCCTACTTTAAATAACAAATTTTATGTAACTACTCGTAATAATTTAAATCAGGTTGATAGACCAGCCGTATTTGAAAAGTTGGATCCTTTTAATGATTATGATAGAATCACTCGAGATTTTATCTTTGACACTAAAAGAGATGAGATGAGCATGGCGAATATACTTTCTAAGCCACAATACTTAGGTACATTCGTTGTCGATGCTGCTGATCCCTCAGGTACGCTGTGTTGGAGTAGACCAATTACTCCATTTCAACAAGCTGTTTCACATAACTATGTGAATGCAGCAGGAGAAACTATCTCCACTTTTTGTTTTTCTAATTTACTACAAAATTTTTCTACAATTTCAAAGTACTGGAAAGGTTCCCTCAATATCCATATCCAATCCAGTATGTCTAATTTTCATTTTTGTAAATTGACAATTGCAAGGGACTATTCACCGCGAATAGGTTCCTTAACATCGCATCCAGAATTTGGTACTGTACAAAATTTGCTTACAGAATCAGTCGAATTTTCGGCTGGTAATCAAGTGCAAACTTTCAATATGCCTTACATCAATGCTCTAAATCAAATTCCTTGCTCTACTGATTTTCAGACAAACGCCACACAACATGGTATATATTACATTTATTTGAACCAACCTTTGGTAACTAATGGTACAGTTTCTAAAAGTGTTTCGTTTAATGTTTATGTATCTGCAGGTCCTGACTTCCAGTATTTTGGGTATGCCACGAATCCCATGAGGTGTATTCAAAATTACCAGACAGATGACTATCCTGTATTTGACGCTGAATCAGAAACTATTGCTCCTACAGTAGTTAATCCTCAAGATGATATTTTGGCTCCTAATATAAATTCAGTATCACAGACTGATTTAATAGATATGAGACCAATAGTTAACATAAGAGATTATGCAAGGCGAATGTATAGAACCAAAAGAGAGATCTATACTCCAACAGATTTGAATGCAAGACCACCCGTCTTTGTTTACCCTGTGGCTGAGCTATTAGGTATGACAGAGAATCCACAGGAGGTAAGTAATCATTTTGTTTCTACCCCTGGAATCTTGCACAAAACTTTTTTGGGTTATAGTGGAGGAACTCGATTGAAGTTCAACATCTTAGGAACTACTGAAGCTCAGGCATGGTATTTACCTCCAACTTTTAGATCTTTTCAGACCGATACTGGCGATGCTGGTTGGGCGTCTACTAGACCTTTTCCTCTGGACGTAACTACTTTCTCTGCAACTAATTATGGTAAGATCATAGAGCAAATGTTCTCTTATTATAATGATGGTTCTTTGACGTTGAATTCATCGTATTCTGTACAATCTGTTGGTTTGGAGAATTCCAATTTGCACCATTCTAGTGCACCAGGTTACCTACCTTTTTCTGGTAGTACACGGACTACTCCAACTTACTCAGTAAATACGCAGCTAGAAATGGAGATACCTAATTTATCTCCTTTTCGATTTCTAGGAGATTCTTCTAAAGTAACGTATTTATCGGATGCCTCTCTATCTTATTCCTCAACCACGGACTTGGGCACGATAGTTTTATATATCCCTGAATTGTGGTTTAATACTGGTGATTATAACGGTCTTTCTAATTTAACGCTGGATATTTTTTCCAGCGCTGATGATGTAGCCCGTTTTGGTTATCAAGTTTATACCCCAATTCTTTCAGTTCCAGCAGGGTTGATTGGAACTCAAAATGCTCAAATTTTGTCCAATTCTTTTTCTCGGTACCTTACTGAGGATTTGTTTTCTCCATCTACCGTACCAATAGGACAATCGTATTTTTATACAAAAACCACTTAAACTATGCGAATATAGTTTATTTTATTTTCTTCTTTTTCTTTTTAATAATTTCTATGGTTGGGAATTATTATTTTATTTATAATAATAAAACTCACAACTCTAATTTAATTATTTTTACTTTTCTTTTTCATTTAATATAGTGCAGGAGGTATCAATAAATAAATATGCACTTTAAATCTAAC